AATACTTTTACAAAACTACAAATATTACAAGAAGCAGGTTGGAAAGACGGTATGTTTAGTGTCTCAAAAACAGGTCCAACACGAGAACTGGTCCAAAAACAACTTGATAAGTTATTAGAACCAACAAAAAAAATTGAAGCTTATGTAAATAACGTTATGCTTGCTGAAGATGCATTAGCTAAAGATTTTATTAATCCTAGAGCTCATATAGCAAAAAAGTTTGGCCTATCTTATGATGGAGAAATATTAAGACGTTTTGTAAAAGACAGCCAAGCGTTTAAAGATAATAAAAAATTATTTTCACATTTATCTCAAGAATTAGCGAGACAAAAATTTTTATATAACATAGACGGAACACCTAGAACTATGGTGGATGTTTTTGAAAAAGTGGAAAACAAACTTCCAAGTTCATTTGCATATTATTCTGGAAAGGATAATGCAGAAAGATTTATTCTTGAAAGCGCAAAAAGAAATTATCTACTTGCTAAATCATCTGGCGTAGAACCTGTTGTAACATTTATAACTAATCCAGAAACCACACCTAGAAGTCAATGGCAGTTTATTCATAACAAAACAGGAAGACTTTTTTCTCAAGATCCTTATGCTGATGACATTGAGTTTCAAGGAAATAAATATAAAAATAATTATCTTTTTGTAGACAATTCAAGAGATATTTATCCAGAGTTTAAACAGGTATATCAAAAATATGATGTAGATCTTCCTGCCTATAAAAACAAAAAAGTAAAAACAAGTTCAGGTCAGGAATTAAGTTTAGATGAAGCATTAAAAAGAAAATATTACATAGAAACAGGTAAAGAAAATTATTTAAAAAGAAGGGCTATTGATTTAGATCATCAAGATTTAATTAGTGATCCTTTTGGAGAAAATGGTACTTTACGATTTATAGGTGCTAGAGAAAATAGACAAGCAGGTACATTAGCTAGATATTATGAAGGGCAGGATTTAACTAAAAAATTAGAAAAAATTCAATATATAAATTCAGATACTTCTATAGATGATTTTATTAATAGAAAAACACAAGAAGTATTTAATTTTAATTTTAACCAAAAACCTTATTCAATTAAAAATGAAGCAAATGTCATTAAGAATAAATTAAATTTACCTGAAGAAGAGGCAAAAAACGTTGAAAAAATTTTGTCAGAGTTTTCTGATACAGGTATTAAGTTTAATACTTTTACTGGACTTCCTGAAGGAAGCGTTAAAAATTTTTATAAAGGTTTAAAAAATGCAAGCAGAGCGATAAGATCAGCAAGACAAGCTGGTGTAGTTGGTGCATCTTTTTTTGTTCCTTTAACCATAGCAGACGTATTATTAAATATTCCAATTATAGCACTTGATACATATAGAGGCGTACCTTTTTCTGAAATAGCAGGAACAGTAGGATTACAGGATGTTGTAAAAGATGTTACTGGTGTTGCTGTCCCTGGAACTACAGAACAACAATTTTATGAAAAGTATAAACAAGCAGAACCAGTTTATGAATTAAGAAACAAATTAGAAGATTGGCAAAGCACTGCTGAACAATTCAAACCACTTGAAATATCTAAAGATGGAGAAAGATCAGGTGTTTTTTTACCAGCAAGATATGAAACTTATCCTGAACTTAAAAGACAAGCCGAAAGAAAAACTGAAGCAAAAGAAAAAGACTATTTTGAACAAAAAGAAAAAGTTTTAAATATGCCTGAAGAAGAATTACAAGCTTCTGTTAAAAGTTTAGGTGAAGCTGATACGGAAAGGGAAAAGATTCTTAAACAAAATCAAGAATCACGAATTAAAATATTTGATAGATTATCAAACATTTTTAATTCACCACAATCCAATTCAGTAGGTTTTTATGGAAACCCAGTTAGCACAAATCAAATAATTGGAAATGCCCCTCAATATTTTGATAAAGGTGGAAGAGTTGGATATCAAGAAGCAGGTCTAGTTGAAAAATTAGGAAGAGGTGCAGCAGCACTCGATCCTCGAAACGTGCCATACTATGCAGCTAAAGGATTAAAAGGATTAGGTTCTGGAGTTGAGATGGCAGTTAAATTTCCAGCAGCCGCAGGCGCAGCTATCGGTGAAAGCTTACAAAAGAAACCAACTATGGAAACACTTCAAAAGTTTGGTGAAGCAATGGCACCTACTGCAACTGATTACCTTTCTAAAAAATTTGGACTTGAGGATTTAATTAGAGAAAAAGAAAAAGAATTACTAGAGAAAAGACCTGGAGCAGTTACAGTAGGAAATATAATAGAGTTAGGTGCAGAACTAGTTCCACCTGCAACAGGTTATTTAAAATTAATAGAAGACAGTTCTAGCAAACTTTATAAAGTAATAAGAGATGGACAAGCAGGTAAAAAAGTTGATCCAAAAGATGTTGAGGAAGTTTTAGAATTACTTTCTGACAAAGGAGTTTCAAGAAGAGATTTTTTATCTATTGTAGGTGGTACAAGTATTTATGCTTTAGCTAAACACATAGGAATAGTAGATGCTGTTAAGATATCACAAAAAATTAAACCCGTAAGAATGCTTTCAAAAAGCACTACAAAAATGCCTGAATGGTTTCCAAGTATGATTGAAAAAGTTTTGGATGACACAGGAAATTCTATTTTTAAACAAATAGATGAAGATGCTGTTTTAATTACTAATAAAGAAATGCCTGGAATTGAAATAACTAAATACGACAATGGTAGATTAGAAGTATTGGGAGAAAATAATTATGGAGCTAAGTATTATATTGAATATGACCCTGCAAAATATCTAGATGATGGAAATTATTTTCCTGGAGATTTCTCTGCAACAGATACTCGTTTCTATTCATTTGGCCCAGATGACTACACTAAAGAAAATGAAATTGTAGATCAGGTAGATGATATTTTTGGAGGCACTGATAAAATGAGAGAATATGCAACAGGCCAAAAGAAGAAAAAATTGACTAGCGGAGAAAAAGAAGCAATAGAAGCTGAATTAAGAGCAGAATCATTTACTGATGAAATTGACTAAACTTACAAGAACAGTGCCACCTAAATCAGGGCCTCAACCTCAAGGCTTGAATATTAGCTATAATACTGTTAAAACAATCCCTTCGGAGAAAATAAATGGCAGACATAGACAAATCATTACCCAACGACGTAAGAACTCAACTTGAACTTCCTTCTGAGGAAGAAATAGCAAATGCTTCTGAACAAGTTGTTGAACAAGAACAGACCGAAAAAGGTCCTGTTGAAATTCAACAAAATGAAGATGGAAGTGTTGATATAGATTTTGATCCATCATCAGTTTCACCAGAAGGTGGCGATGAACATTATGCAAACCTTGCTGAGTTTTTACCTGATGATGTTTTGGGAGAATTAGGTTCTAAACTTTATCAAAATTATCAAGACTACAAATCATCAAGAAAAGATTGGGAAAGAACTTACAAAGAAGGTTTAGATTTATTAGGATTTAAATACGACAATAGAACAGAACCATTTCAAGGAGCAAGTGGTGCAACTCATCCTGTATTAGCAGAAGCTGTTACACAATTTCAATCTTTAGCTTACAAAGAATTATTACCTGCAGAAGGACCAGTTAGAACACAAGTTTTAGGATTATCAACTCCTGAAAAAGAACAACAATCACAACGTGTTAAAGAATTTATGAATTATCAAATTATGGATCAGATGAAAGAATATGAACCAGAGTTTGATCAAATGTTATTTTATTTACCACTAGCGGGATCATCATTTAAAAAAGTTTACTATGATGAGGTGGAACAACGAGCCGTATCAAAGTTCGTACCTGCAGAGGATTTGATAGTTCCGTATTCGGCTACCTCATTAGACGATGCGGAATCAATCATCCACGTTTTAAAAATTTCTGAAAATGATTTACGTAAACACCAAGTTGCTGGTTTTTATAGAGACATAGAATTAAAACCTTCAACTGTTAATGAATCTGAAGTTGAAAAAAAAGAGAGAGAATTAGAAGGACAATCAAAAGGTGTTAATGAAGATGTATTTAACATACTTGAGTTTCATACTAATTTAGATTTAGAAGGTTTTGAAGATGCAAATTTAGAAACAGGTGAACAAACTGGAATTAAAATTCCATATGTTGTTACCATTGAAGAAAATTCCACAGAAATATTATCAATTAGAAGAAACTTTGAAGTAGGTGATCCAAAGAAAAATAAAATTCAATATTTCGTACACTTTAAATTTTTACCAGGACTTGGTTTTTATGGTTTTGGATTAATTCACATGATTGGTGGATTATCTAGAACTGCTACATCTGCATTAAGACAATTACTTGATGCTGGTACTCTTTCTAACTTACCTGCTGGTTTTAAACAGCGAGGAATAAGAATTAGGGACGATGCACAGTCTATTCAACCTGGCGAATTTAGAGATGTCGACGCACCAGGAGGAAATATACGTGACGCATTTATGATGCTTCCATTTAAGGAGCCGTCTCAAACACTCTTAGCACTTATGGGCGTCGTAGTACAAGCTGGTCAGCGTTTCGCATCTATAGCTGATCTACAAGTAGGTGAGGGTAATCAACAAGCCGCAGTGGGTACGACAGTTGCGTTGCTAGAAAGAGGGTCAAGGACAATGTCTGCGATTCATAAAAGAATTTATGCAGCGTTAAAACAAGAATTTAAATTACTCGCTAGA